ACAGTTGTAGGACAAAACGCAGATGGCTCACCTATTTATCAAGATGATCCTGACTTTCAAAACCCATTTAGAACAGCACCAACTTTATCAGGTATAAGTGCAGCACAAGAGATTGATCCGACACAACTTGCTAATTTACAGGCATTTAATCAAAACATAGGAACAGATGTAGGCTTACCACAAGCACTTAGCACAGAAGGTTTAACTGCATTACAATCTGACCCAGAAGCATTTAGAAGCACTATTGAGCAAACTTTGTTTGATAGACAATTAGGTTTGTTACAGCCAGAGTTTACTAGACAAAGAGAAGAACTAGAAACCAATCTGGTAAATCGTGGCATACCTATAACAAGTGATCCATACAACCAAGCTGTAAATAGGCTTGAATCACAACAAAACGAACAGTTACAAAGACTAGCGCAACAAGCTACATTAGCAGCAGGTCAAGAGTCTGATAGATTAGTTAACCAGGCTAGACAGAATAGGGCTATGGAGTTTGGTGAAAGAGCAGCCACAGGTGAGTTTGGACTAGCAAGACAGCAACAGTCATTTGGACAAGATGCAGCTAATGTTCAGCTACAAAACGCAGCTAGACAACAACAGATAGCCGATCAGTTATTATCTAACCAAGTTGCACAACAGCAAAGAAGTAGAGAGATAGCTGAAAGAAATGCACTTAGAGGTCAGAACTTTAATGAGTTAGCAGCCTTACTTGGTGGCCCACAGATACAACAAGCTAGTTTCTTTGCACCAGGAGCAATAGATACTCAAGGGGCATTTGCAGCACAACAGGCAGCACAACAAAATGCTTTCAACCAAGCAATGGGTAACAGACAAGCTAATTTAGGTGGATTATTTGGATTGGCAGGTAATCTAGGCGCAGCATACTTACTTTCATAGGATAAATAATGGCAATACCACCAAGAACAATGATGGGCTTACCAAATAGTCCAAGTTTTAGATACAAAGCACTAAACCCTGCGTTTCAATCTGATCCTAGACGTATATTAGGACAACAACTACAACAGCAAGGTTTATCATCAGCACCAGTAAGAACACCCTTACAAGGTCTTGGTAGGCTTAGTTCTGCATTGATTGGTGCTTATCTACAAAAAGGTGCAATAGACCGACAGGTGGCAAGAGAAGATGAATATCAAAATCAACTAGCGAATGCGTTGAGTGGACTTAATTTAAGTTCAACACCTATCCTAGCGAATTTTGCACAACAGTTTCCAGAACAAGCATTACCAATAGCACTATCTACAGAAGCCAAAAAAGCAACCACAAAACCTGTTGAAACTTTTAAAACTCTTTCAAATGAACAAGCTAAAGCACAAGGACTTGATACAAGTAGAGGTCAGGTTTACCAAATAGGCTCTGTAAGTGGATCAATTAAAAACATTAGTGGCTCACAAACAGGTAGCATGGGAAGTATGGCAAATATGCTTAACCGAGCAATAGAATTAAATAATAATCCAAGCAGATCAAATACAGAAAACCAAGAACTTGAAGGCTTGAAGGCTATTTTAGGAAGAACACAAAACGTAAATAGAATTAATCCAGAAACAGGTAATACAGAATTATTGCAAATACCAGGTATTAACTTGGACACAGTTTTAGGTAGCAAGGAAAGTGAAATTACACAAAATGGCAAAACAAAAGAAAAAGAACCTGTCATTACAAAACAATCGAAATTGACAGAAAAAGAAGCATCTTTTGTTTCAGATGCAGCATCAGCATCAAATGACATCAAAACAATTATAGATATAATGTTTGGTGGCGATCTACAGGGTGGAGAGTATAATAAAGGTGTAGCAGTTCTATCAGGATCAAGATTAGGCAGGTCTACAAGTGGTGATGCACAAAAATTATATAATGCCATACAGAACCTAGTTGACCTTAGACTAAGAAAAAGAACTGGTGCAACAGCTAATCAGCAAGAAATTGATCTTTATTTAAGTCAAGTTGTACCAGGTATAACAACAAGAGACAGTACAGTTCGTGCTAATGTTGAAAGATTAATTATAGAACTAGGAACTAATATAGATGCTTTTAAACAAGGTCGAACAATTAAAAATTTACCAAATATAAATGTTAATGATTACTTGAAAAAAAGTGACAAAAAAACAACTAGCAACTTAGTAAATCTTCCAAATAAGTAGGATATGTAATGGCAAAACAGGTATCTATAAATGAGAGTGGTGCATCATTTGCTATAAGAGCAGCAGTAGGCAATGCCCCTGACAATCAAAGAAAATCAATATTAGAAAGATATTATCCGAAAGTTTACACAGCACAAGATTTACAAAAAGCAAATCCTGACCTTGATATTGAAAATAAATATGGTGCAGATAATCTTTTCTTTTTAGATAAAAATGACAACCTAACTGTTTATAACCCACCAGGTCTTGATTTTGGAGACATACCAAGTGTAGGTAGAGAAATAGCTAGTGGAGTAGGTGGTCTTATTGGTGGTGCTGTAACATCTCCTGGTGTTGCTACAACTCCGATTGGTGTTGCTATGGGTAGTGAAATGGGTGGTCAACTGTATGATGTAGTTAGTGACACTCTTACAGCAGGTAATGTTGAAAGACCTTTACCACAAAATCTTATAAGAGCAGGTGAAAACATAGGCATGGAAGCCGTTGGTGGTAAATTAGCTGACTCTGCTATGAGAGGTATAAAAACAGGAATACAAAAAGGTGTTCAAACTTTAAGTGGTATAAGACCAGGCCAAAGAGCAAAAGACTTTGATAATATTGGAGTACAACCAACAGTTGCTACACTAACAGGTAGCAGAGGTGTTGCTAATGTTGAGGAAGTGCTAGGTGGTAATATATTTGCTGCTGACATTATTGGTGCATCAAGAGATAAATTACAAAAACAACTTCAAGATGTAGTAGGTAAAATTACAAAAGATTTAGGCGATGCTGCACCAAGTATTCAAGATGTTGGAACAATAATTAAAACAGGTTCAAAAAACTATTTTGATAAAATACAGAATAAAAAAGAAACTTTGTATGGGGCAGCTTTTGATGCAGCAGGTGATGCAAAAGTCAATCTAAATAATATAAGAACATTAAAAGCAAATTTAGAAAATGAATTAGCTTCAGCACCTAACACATTGAAAAGTATATATAAACCATCATTAGATAAAATTAATAATTTGTTAAATGATGCTACTGATGGGTCTGTGCCACTAAGTGTTGCTAGACAAATTCGTACTGAAATAGGTAGAATTATAGGCCCTGCTACACCAGGAAAGATCAAAATTGAGTCAACAGGTGATGGCAAGTTAAATGCCATTTATGGTGCGTTGTCCAAAGACATATTTGCATCTGTTGATGCAGTAAGTCCTAAAGCAAGTAGGTTGTTAAAAAAAGCAGACCAATATAATAAATTTGTTTCTAAAAAAACAGGTGGTGTAGAAAAAACTATTGAGACTATTCAAAACAAAGCACTTGATTCACAAGTTTTTACTTTTGCTATGCAAGGTGGCAAACAAGGTAGCCAAAGAATAAAAGAGGTTTTTAAAACACTTACAAAACCAGAAAGGGATGCTGTATCATCAACTATATTTTCAAGATTAGGTTATAACAAAGCTGATCCTAATTCTGGTTGGTCACCCACAACATTTTTAAATGAGTGGGATAAATTAGATACAGGTGTTAAGAGAGTTTTATTCAACAGACCAAGACAAAAAGAAATAGCAAAAGAAATAGATAGTCTTGTAAGGGTTGTAAGAACAGTTGATGAAAGGCGTTTGCTTAACAATCCATCAAGAACTGGGTCTGTGAATATTGGTTTTGCAAACGTAAGCTCCTTATTATTTGCAGGTGGTTTAATTTTATCAGGACAGCCAGTTGCAGGTGCAGGAGTAGGTGCAACAGTTTTAGCACCAAGATATGCAGCAAAACTTATGACTAGCCCTAAGTTTATAAGATGGGTAAAATCAACAGCACAAGTGGCAAACAAAGGTGTAAATCCATTATCAATACAGCTTGGAAAATTATCAGCATTACCTGGTAAGGATGGTGAACTTGCAGAAGCAATAAATGCTTTTACAGGTAACCTTCAACAAAATTTAGCATTACCAACAGTTAATTTAGAATGACCCAAAAAAAACTACAGAAAGAATCTATCTACGCAGAGTATGACGAAGATGGAGATGGGATAGTTAGTGACGAAGAACTAAGTCATGTAAGTGAAATAAAGAAGCTAGAACATGATTTACGAAAACAAAGGGCGCAAAGAAGAATGGCTACTGCCAGTTTGGTTGCAATGGCTGCTTTTACTTGTGCGATGTTCTTTGTTGATCTTGATAGAGTTAAGGCTTTGGCAGATATTAGTAACCTTTTCTATATTACTGGGGGTGGCATTGTCGCTGCCTACATGGGTGCATCTGCTTTTATGAATAGGAAATAATATGTTTTCAGCCCTTATTGGGCCTATAGCTAACCTTGCTAGTTCTTGGATGGAATCTAAGGTCGAGAAGGTTAAAGCTGATGGTCAAGCTAAAGTTGCTCAAGCTAAGAGTAAAGCAGCAGTAGCAGAGAAGATAGCATCTGGTGAGATTGCATGGGAAAAGTCTATGGCTGATGCCACAGATAGCAGTTGGAAAGATGAGTTTGCTCTAATTGTTTTACTACTACCTGCAATATTAGTCTTTATACCAAGCATGACAGAGTATGTCAGACAAGGTTTTGAAGTCTTAAATACATTACCAAAATGGTATCAATATCTTTTATTTATAGCCGTTTCTAGTTCATTTGGCATCAAAGGTGTTGGTCAAGCGATGAAACTGATGGGGAAAAAATGAGTAATATTTACATGAGGTTATACGATTTCTTTCATGCAATAGCTGATGTTTTTTGGAAAAAATATGTTGATTCAATAAAAAAGAGGGCAAAGCAAGATCATGGCAGTAAAAAAATCATCAAAGAAAAAAGCAGTACCAACAAACAAAGCTCTGTACGCAAGAGTAAAAGCCGAAACAAAAAGAAAGTTTGACGTATATCCATCAGCTTATGCCAATGCTTATTTGGTAAGGACATACAAAAAACGTGGTGGAAAGTATAGGACTGCATAATGGCAAAGCCTAGTGGTGGACTTACAAAGTGGTTTAAGAAAGAAAAATGGGTAGATATTTCTGCGCCTAAAAAGGGTGGTGGCTATGAGAAATGTGGTCGTAGCAAAGCCAAAGGCAGTAAGAGAGGTTATCCTAAGTGTGTTCCATCTGCAAAAGCTAAGACTATGACTAAGGCACAGATAAGATCGGCTGTAAAACGCAAACGTGCCAATCCTAAAGGTAAAGTAAAAACCATAGTTAGAAAGAGGAAAAGATAATGCCCTTTAGTAAATATTCTTCAAAGCAGAAAAAACTAGCTAGAACAGCCCCACCAAGAAACAAGATTACAGCAGCAGATTTCAAGAAACTCAAAAAGAAAAAAAGGAAAAAGTAATGGCAAAAGGTGTAAAGCATTATTTTAGAGATGGCACAGAACACAAAGGTGGTATGCACAGGATGCCAAATGGCAAGTTACATTCTGGTAAGACACATACTAAATCCTCCAAACCATTATTTCACATGAGTGAATTATCCAAGACTGCACAGGCTAAAGCTAGAAAGAGAAAGTAAGATCATGGATATTGAACAGTTAAGAAAAGAACTTGAAGCTGATGAGGGTGTAAAGAAGAATGACAAAGGCAATCACATTACCTACTTTTGCAGCGAAAATGTGGTTACAGGTGGTATAGGCCACATGATTACAGAATGGGATGATGAGAAGTATTTGCAAGTTAATGTTGAGATACCAGATGAACAAGTAAGTGCTTGGTTTGATAAAGATATTGAGACTGTAATTAAAGATTGTGAAAAGTTATATGATGACTTTGATTATTTACCAGAAGAAGCAAAATTAATTATTGCAAACATGATGTTCAATCTTGGCTATCCTCGACTAAGTAAATTTGTTGGAATGAAGTCAGGTGTAGATAATAGAGATTGGAATAAAGCTGCTGATGAGATGATTGACTCTAATTGGTATAAACAAGTTCCAAACAGAGCAGGTAGGCTTGTCAAACGTATGAGGGCTTTACATGGCTCAATTTAAACGTAAGAAAAAAAAGTCAGTTAATCTATCTGTTGGTAGAGGTGAAAAGCTATCAGTTAAGCAAGGTGGTGGTCTTACTGCAAAAGGTAGGGCTAAATACAATCGTGCTACAGGCAGTAAATTAAAAGCACCAGTAACAGGTAAAGTTAAACCAGGCAGTAAAGCTGCTGCTAGAAGAAAGTCTTTTTGTGCTAGGTCTAGGAGTTGGACAGGGCCAAGAGGGAAAGCTGCAAGGCGCAGATGGAAATGTTAACAACTAAGGAGATGTATCATGCCTATGAGTAAAGGTTATGGCTCTATGAAGCCAAAGAAAAAGAAAACCAAAATGGTTAAAAAAGTCAAAACAAACAAGATGGCTAAAAGACGTAGAGCATAGGGTGTAACAGGTCTAAAGTGTCTTGTTAAATAATTTGACCTGTCTTGTAAATCCAAATTATAATGTTGACAGTAAAAAAATAGACAAAAGGGTGTCTTGTGCTGTCTTGTACGAAAAATAAACTTAATGATTTCAATGGGTTACAGAGCCATACGACAGGTTCAATCCCAGTTAGTCCCACCATTTCTACCAAAATAAAATACGTCAGGAATAACAAAGACTTAGCTTGTAAGCTATTGAAGTTATTGAGTTATTTAAAACCATCTATCCGATTTTGGTCTGATTTTACTCCGAAGATAATCCGAGAAATTAGGTCAAAAACACCTCCAAAAAGCATAAAAGTGTCTTGTAAGTGTCTTGTAAAAATTTCTAGGGTTCATAGGGATAGAGCAAGGGGTTCACAGGTTTGTGTCTTTTTTTACTTGTATTAGTATGCGAAAACGCATATACTATTATTATAATAAGCGAAACTGGTTAGGAGACTATGATGCTTAAAAAAGACTTAAACTACTTAATTAATACAATTATTGGTCAGAGTGTACTCGATCAAATGTGTCAAGCCGTTCTATTTTCAAAGCAGCAAATGATTTGCGAAATGAAAAGCAATGAAGAATTAGTGGCTCAATTTATTTCAAAATGTATCAACAAGGGAGCAAGATGATGTCAGTTAAATACTCCTATGATAAGGCTAATAATTATTATTACCTTAGAAAGAATGGTAAGAAAATAGCATCAGCTACAACTGAAGAAGCCTTAACAGAAAAGCTAATGAAGTTAGGTAAAGAGTCAGAAATTATACCAATTAGCACTCTTACAGTTCGTGATGCTATTAATAGCTTTTTGCCTTACTCACAACAAAACCACGAGCAAAACACTTACTTAGGTTATAAGTATCAGCTTGAATATCACATTATGGGTATTGAAAGAGACAAAAAAGGTAATGTTATTATTGAAACACCACTAGAAGTTGATGGTAAATCTATTAGTAATTTAAGATTATCAAGCATAGATGAATTTACCATGAAAAGAATATATGAAACCTTAGTGCAGAAAAAACAATATGGTAATAAGCCTGTATCTTTGACTACTATTCATCATATTTATACTGGTTTTAAAAGAGCAATAACTTATATTTACCTAAAAAATAAACGAAACTTTGAATATAATCCTGCTGAATTATTTAATGTTAAAAGAAAACGTAAGCAGATTTGGTGTCCTGATAAATCGTTCGCAAAAGAGGTATTAACTGCTGTTGATACTTATTGTAATCCTGCAAATGCTTTATATACACACTTATGTGCTTTAGGTCTTAGAGCATCAGAGGTAGTGCCATTAAAAGTATCAGACTTTAAACTAGATATAGAAAAGCCTTACATCAAGATTGATAGGGTTATGAGCCAAAAGAATGTTATAAAAAATCGTGTTAAAAATGACGATGAAGAAAGGTTTGTATATATAGGTAAGAAACTAGCTGAAAGAGTTAAGTCTTTTGTAATAGGCAAGGGTGCTAATGATTGGTTGTTTCCAAGTGAAAAGCATATAGGTAAACCTAGAGCGCATCAGGCTTTTGTAAAACATGGGATAAAAAGAGCCTTAAAAAAGATTGGTAAGTTAGATCAATGGCAAGGTGCAGTTCATGTGCTAAGACATTATTATGCTAGTATTATCATTGAGGTAGCTATGAAAGAGAAGAAGTCTTTTAAATGGATTCCAAAACAGTTAGGTCACAGTCAGGTTAGCACAACTATGGAGATATATGGACATTTGGTTAATCCAGATGACAATGATATTGGTGATGTAATAGAAGAAAGTTTATATAACTAAACAGGCCAAAGGTTTCTAGCACGACCAGGTATTCTTTTTATTAGCTGATCTTCTTCAAGCCTTTTTACTGCATACTCAAGCCCATCATCTGAAGCAGATGAAATAGCAAGTTTTATTTCTGCTCTAGTTGGTGGGATTTCGTTTTCTTTAACGTAACTTTTTATATATTTCAATATCTTCAGCCCTAACCTTGTCACTGCTTTCTCTCCATCTTTGCATGACTTCCCAAGCAAAATTACCATAATCTTCTTTTGTCATTGGGATAGCTATTGTTTGTTTGTCTATGCAAACCTTTAAGCAATTAGCTATAGGGATCACATAGACATTATGTTCTCTACTAAACGTCACTTAATAGTTTGACCCACTAGGGGCATAAGGATGTTGTCCAGACGTTGTGCCGTAATCGTTTGGCCCTGTTGGGGCAGGGGCATTGTTTCCTTGTTGGGGATAGCCCCCACCAGTTGATTGTGATGCTTGTTGATAGGCATTAGGTTGAAACCCACCACCTTGACTAGCACCTTGACCTGGCTTTTGACCTTTTGGCATAACAACCATTTTACCTTGTCTTTGAGGTAGCATATTCAATAAAAATGTAGGTTCATTCTCACCTCGACTTGGATTTGGTGGTAGTATTACACCAACCTTAGATGCGTATTCTGGCTTGTAACCTTTTTGTGGGTTACCTTCTATAAAATAAATATCTTGTTGCTCATTTATCATTTTAAAAGTCTTTCTCTTGTCATGTTATATGTTTGATTATAAAGGTTAGCCAGTAGTTGATTGTCATAAAAGACCCGTATTTCATTGCTATGTCTATTTTGAAACGGCTCTATATTAGCCGTAGGGTCACCTAATAAGTATCTTATATCTGTAAGACCATTTAAGTAACCAACAACGATGTTAAAAGCAGCTTCTTGAACTGCAACACCATTGCTATTAAGGTAACGATCATAAGCCATTGAGGTAACCTTAGTCCACTCTAGTAACTCAGCCGTTGTTTTTATTGTTCCTGCTGCACAAGCCTGTTGCACAACTCCAGTTGTAAATATGTTTCTTGAATCAACAGGTGGTTTCTGAAAAGCCATTAAAAACCCTCTGGATAAATAGCCCACATAAGAATGTAAGTTACATAAAATGTTCCAAACAATAATAAACAACCAATTAGTTGTTCTATCCATTCAAGTATATTTTTCATATTTCTACTCCCCATATACCCATAATTTCTTTTAAAACTTCTTCATCAAAATCATTCCAAACGTAGTGCATGAGATTGAGTGGCGCATACATGGCAAACACTCTTGGATCATCAGATATTTTCAGTAAGTTTTGCCTTGCCCTAGCTGATATTCTCATTGTCTCAAAGGCTTGTTTGAGTTGCTTTTGTCTTAAAAATTCTGTGTTGTGTTCATCAAATATTGTGTATTCAAACGCATTAGCTATGACCAATTTTGGTGGCTTTTGTGCTGCGTTTGTATACGTGGCTACTTGACGTAAATGTGATTTCTGTGGTGCTTCTGTTTTACTAGGTTTTCTTAGCCTTAATGACCCATCTTTGTTAAACAAACCACTAGCCGTAGACCATTGTGTTTTGATCTCTATAATTGAATTTTTAGTAGTTACATCAACATAACCACCCATAGCGAGGTCAATTCCTTTGCCTTCACCTTTAACTAATTCTTGAAAGTCGGTTGCTTCTACGTTCATTTCACGAAAAGCAGCAAGTAAGTTGGTTACTACATCTTGAAACTGACCTATACATACATTCTTTTGATGAACATCTTTGTCATTGATAGGGTGATGTTGTTCTAATACGTTTTGCCAATGCTCTCTAGCTTCTTGTTCAGCTTTGCCTTTCATCATATCTACAAGACAAGACTCAACTGCGCTACCTGATCTCATTTTAGCATTAGCAGGTGGCATTTTATCAGGCTCTAAACCATAAACATATTTGATGTTGAACCAATCCATAGGGCAGTTTTCAATGTCCATTCTTGATGGAAACCACATATCAATGAGTGTATCGCTTGTATGTAAATTATTCATATTTCGGTTATAATATGCGAATACGAATAGTGTCAAGCATATAATTATGATTACTTATGATTTTGCATTTGTGCATAAAAAAAAGCCACAATAACTAAATATCATGGCTAAAATTACTGCTTTGGTGATGTTTTTAGATTTGTCTTGTCCACTCAATAGCTGATGCTTGTTTTACATTTCCTGCTGATTTTATTTGCTCACCAAAAAAATTATAAAGAACAATATTTGAACCTTTTGCACCCAAAAAACCTATATATGTACCACCTTCACATGAAGCATAGGCTTGTTTGCCGACTATAGTTGTAATATCTTGTTCATAAGTATTTTTAAATAAATAATATCTGTTTTCTCTAATTAAATTATGATCCATTTTTTCTGCAAAATTTTTGGCAAAAAATAATTCTGTTCTTAAAACTGATGAATATAAATGTATGTTTACAGAATAGTCAGATAAAAAGCTATTGCTCATTCCTAACTCAAGCCCTGTAACTCTATAATCTGCGCCCCAAACACCAATCACAGGCACTTGAACTGTTTGTTCTAATGCAGGTGGCTTTTCTACAAATTCTCTAAACTCTGGAAATTTCTCACTTAGTTTATTTTGTGTTTTAGCTGATAGCCCATAATGTCCACGACCAGGAACATCATTTAAAAAACCTGTTATCGTACTAGGCGAAATACCTGCTTCTTTTGCGACTTCGCTAGGACTTATACTGTGTAGCTTGGCTATTGCTTTCAGCGCAGCTTTCATTTGTTCTTTTTCCATGTCAATAATATTAGCACTAATTTCATTCATTATCAATACTCCGAAAATTGTCCGATTGCAGTTTCGCATACTTTTGCATTAATAATAAGTTATGTCAACTCAAACGAATAAAATTATTATAAGTGCTTTAGAAAACACATTCGGTGGTATTCATAAGGCATCGAAACAACTACATGGTGTGGTCAACTATTCTACGTTGTGGAGATGGAAAAATAATAAGCAAACACCAAACTTGGCAACTATTGAAAAGATGGTACTGCGATTCCCACAACTATCAAAGCTGATAGGTGGTCAATGATTAAGAAGTGCAAGGAATGTAGACAGAATAAAGACATATCTATGTATGGTATGTTTCGAGACTCTTATGATCGTATTCGGTATCACACAAAATGCAGACCTTGTAGGACAAAAGTATTAGTTGAAAGACGTAGACTTAGAAAGATTATGGATACGCATATAGAACGTACTATTGATCCAGAAGAAGAAGCACCTGATGCTTTTAAAGATGACCCTAGAGCAGCTAAAGAAGTTGATTACGGCAGAGTAGTTAGAAAGCCAACTTTTGTTATTAAAGGTGGTTTAATTGACTAATTCTCGCAACAAGGGTTTGAGGTTTGAATTACAGGTAGCAAGTCTATTAGATGACGAATTAGGTATCAAGTTACATAGAGATTTAGAGCAGACCAGGACTGCCGATCATGGCGATCTGATTAGTAGCGATCCTAGTTGGCCATTCTGTATAGAGTGTAAGAGATATGCCAAAGGTTATTTGCCAAAAGATGAATGGTGGGAACAGGTTTGTACTGCATCTGACCTTGTTAGGAAAATTCCTATCTTGGTGTATAAGTTTGACAGATTACCAATCAGAGTAAGAGTTCCAATAGCTTTTGTGCAATTAAAAAAGACCTACGATAAGCGATATGTAACTGACCTAGATTTACCAACATTCTGTTATTTGGTTAGGGAGATACTTTGACTGAACAGTTTATTAACAAATCAACCTTAAAAGAGAACTATAGTGTTATCCCTAACAATATGCTCAATGATGAGGGGCTTGATAGTGATTGCCTGGCAGTTATGGTTTATTTGTTGTCCAAGCCAAGTAACTGGATAGTTAAGCCTACGAATATACAAAACAGATTTAAGTTTGGCAGAGATAAAACTTACAGGGTCATAAACCAATTAGTTAAAAGAAATTATATTGTCAGAGAAGAACACCGAACAGAGGGTAAGTACTCTAGTTTTAGCTACTACGTTTATGATTCACCATTTCCTGGTTTATCGGATACGGCTGAGCCGTATACGGCAAATCAGCACATTACTAAGTATAGAGATATACTAAGTAAAGAAAAGATACAAAAGGCAGAGCAGCCAAAAACTGCTCCAACTGATGTAAATGAATGGCAATATTATAAGAATGTACTAGCAGAATATACTACCTACAAAGATGGTGAGAATATTATTGGACAGTTACTTAAAATGGCTCACAACTCTGGTTATAAAGGCAAGGAAGAAAAAGACAGGTTAGTTCTTACTATTTTAAGGAGGGGGCTTGAAAATAAACCAGAGGGTAATGTTCGTGCTTATCTTTTTCAGATTTTTAATAATATAACAGATGAGTTTAAGGCTGCTGCAAAGTCTGACCCAGAACAATCAACGTGGGAAGCTAGAGCAAGGTCTTGGGCTTATGGCAAGAATACTTGGATATTTAAGTCTAAATGTCCACCACCTGATGATCCTGATTTCAGATTACATTGTCCTGCAAAATATTTACATTTATTTGGAGTTACATAATGGCTGAATATACTGCCGTAGAACTAGCTGATAGGTTTGAAGAAATGGTTGATGTTCTCAATCGTATGCCACCAGTAATGAAAAAGCAGAAAATGATACATTGGCCAGACTATCCTAATGATCCTAATCAGGCTTATGGATATAATGATTATACTATCTCACGACCAAAGCCTACAGGTGAACAGATTGATAGATGTGACCAGGCTTTATTGTGGCTAGTGTATCTCGATAAACCACAGAAAGAATTGATATGGGCTAGAGCATCTAAGTTTTCTTGGCGCAAGATAGCTATGTTTTTAGGTTGTAATAAAGATACAGCTAAGTTGAGATGGACAGTTATATTGATGGAATTGATAGAGAAGTTAAAGAATGAGTAAGTCAGTTCAATGTAGAAATTGCAAGGCAACATATCATTTTGATGAAAAGAAATGGGAAAGTTTTATCTGTGAGATTTGTAAAACATTCATACATAACAAGGATAAAAAACGTGATTGAAAAAAAAATTTTGTATCCACTAGACAAGTCAGACAAAATGTGGGTATGTTTTTTATATACTGCAAATTTTATTGCTTACGTTCTTTTTCCTAACCAGACTAGCAATGAGGTGAGCAGTATTTTATTATGAGAAACAATCAATCAAAACCTGGAATTAATTGGGCTGAAATAGAAGCTAGGTTCAACAATGGTGAATCAGCTTACTCTTTGGCTAATGACTATGATGTTTCAAGACAGTCCATTACTAAGAGGGCTAAGAAAGAGGGTTGGGGTAATATTCAGCATAAGGTTAAGTTAGCTAGGAAAGTAGTTGAAACGACAACCAACGACAAAAAGGTACGACAACCGACAACCATTGTGCCGAGAAAAGTCGATCATGTGCAGAAGTTTGATAAGGATACACCAGAGGTAAAGGAAGCAATCCTTGCATTACTGCGAGATGGTAATCCAAAGATGATAGCTGCTCAAGCGAGTGGTGTTAGTTATGATAGCTTTAATCGTTGGGTTAAACGTGATCCACAGTTTGCTAGTTTGGTACGTGAAGCCGAAAGCATGGCTGTAGTTTCTAGGCTGTCGAACATCGCAAAGGCAGGTAAAAGAGGTGATTGGAAAGCTGATAGTTGGTATTTAGAACGCACACAAAAAGAAATATTTGGCAATAACGATAATAAAAACAATAACTTAGCAGTACAGATAAATATACAAAGAGACAACGCAGCAGAAACCATAGACATTAGTACGACAGGTGCTAAACCTGTTACACTAGACGATTAAACTGTTGGTCAGCAACGATTACAGAAATACAACAAGACACTTACAAGACAAACAGCCCCCATGCAAAGCCCCACAGCTAGGTTTTTTGCGACAACGAAGTCGATATGTAAACACATACCCACGCACCAAAAATTAAACACCACTTGGTTGTCGTAAACCAAAAACAAAAATTACAGGTTGTCGTCAACCATAGGTAACCACAATGTCTAAGAAGCTA